GTTACCCACTCGCAGAATTCTGGCCAGCCTTTTAGCAAACCGCCACTGCGTTGTCTTGAAAGAGTTGTCATTAGGACGTTAAAATAAGTAGGGCTCAAAGGGTAGAGCGATACTATATTTCCTGTAATCCCTTCACTACAGGATATGAGAGACGTAATTTATCCACCCATAGGTCTCGGTTAACGGGTGCAAGAAAGGTGTTGAAAACAACACCTCCGATTATTTATATTACGATTTCTTTACAATAAAGTCAATGAGTAATTATACTCAATAACTTGCTTCCATCTCTTCTACTCTGTCATCCTCGGTACATGTATAGCTAATCTGCTCTCCAAAATATGAATGATATATCCTACCCCAAATTACTTCAAACTCATTTTCGTTTAAGTTTTTAAACAAACATTGTCCGTTAAGGTAAATGTGATACGTCATTTTCCTCCTGTGATTGCTCCTACCATAGTTTTAAAAAAGACTTTCGCTGCTGAATTCCATGCTGCCATCTTCTCTCCACCTATCTCATCAAACATATACATGTTTAATCTAAAAGCATAGTTTGCTTCAACAATAATGTCATTGATCTTACTAGGATCAGTTGTCACCTTATCTAATCCTTCCTTATATTTAAGCTTAAACTCTTTTTTATTTTCAATCATAGGGAAGTCATAAAAGTGTAATCCCTCACCCTTTGGTAGGTCTAATGCTTTCTCTGCTATGTTCCTTAATATCTGGCCACCAGACAAATCACCAAGGTATCTAGTGTAGTGGTGTCCTACTAATAGATATGGATCTTGATCTGCTACCTCATGTATTCTTTCTGTATATTGAATGCATGCTTCTGATGGTTTAACTTCCATCATCCAATTAGGACCGTAATAATATCTCAAGTCCCACTTCAATGCATTCAGACGATTTAATTCTTTGAAGTAGATAGGTTTAAGGAACTCATCATCCTCTAACCTTTCCATCTCCTCTTCTAGTGCAGAGTAAACAAAATAGAAATCTTTTATAAGAGTTCTATAATTCTGTTCACTTATTACACCACGCAGAAAAGACCCCACAAACTTGGTGTTCTCCGCTGCTGTGTGGGATCTTTTAGTTCCTGTTTTAAGTTCTTGTGCTAATGCCATATCACCTTATCAAGAAATAATGATTTATAACCTGTATCTTTTCGTGTGCCTGTGCGATTGAATTCAATTCGCTTTCTATTGCAGCCATCACGTCAGGATGTTCGCCAATGCCAACTGGATTATTAAGATAAATCTCTACGTTCTGTTTGTGCTTTGCAATCAAACCATTGTAGTATGTAATCTGGTTAGCGAGAATTTCATCTCTCATACGAATTGTCATAGTATATTTGTTTTGCAAATATTGTACTATATTTAGATGAGGATGTCAATCTTCTGGCATCATCGTACCCATCATTACTACCATAAGTGTGGTAATGACAACTGTTCCTGAGAATATAATCATGAACATAGGTAGGATGTGGAATGGGTTCATATTATACCCATAGAACCTGCAGTAAATCCTACTGCACAAAAGAAATAGAATTCATAGAGTGCGTAGTAAGGACTACTGAAAAACGAATTGACCGACATTTGTAAATGCTACTGTTGCTAGAACTGCAACGAAACCTAATTGATACATGTTAAACATTACGCTCCTTGATAAACTGGTGTCATTACACCACCACCTTCATCATCGTCATCATCATCTCCACCCATTGCTCTAAGAAATAGTTCTAGTCCTACTAATGCCCCTACAGGATAGAGACACCAGAGGACTACCATGAATGGTGATATTGAATTGTCTGCGACAAGTTCTCCCATGTGTATTAAGAATTGTTACGAATAATTATTTAGTTTTGTAAAGAGTTAGACCAGTACACTAGTGATTGTGCTGAGACTAGCAGCAATCATAAAGATGTAAGGTACAACTCTAAAGGGTACTGGTTGTCTGTTCATTACACGTAACCTGGTATAATTTGACCTGTGGTTAAGTAAGCACCTAAACCAGCAATGATGCCAAGCATGGCTAGTCTGCCATTTAATTTCTCAGCAACTGCTTTTGATTCCTTATCTGTCATTAGAAAATACCTGGAATTACTTGACCTGTAGTTGCGTATGCACCAACTGCTGCAACAAAACCGAGCATTGCTGCCCAACCATTAAATCTTTCTGCTTCTGGAGTCATTTGTTTGTACCTGTTTTTGAATTGAGTTTAGAATAAACCTGGTGCTATCCATCCGAATAGTCCATAGTTGATAGTGCCGATCACAAGACCGAGCATGGCGAGACGACCATTAACCTTCTCCGCATACTTCCAATAGTTCATTAGAAAATACCTGGTAAGATTTGACCTGTAGTAACGTAAGCACCTAGCAATGCTACCATACCAATCATCGCCCAACGACCATTGACTTTTTCAGCATTTTGAGGATAACCTTCGTAGTTCTCTATGAGTTGTGGACGTGTCTCAGCAGGGAACATGTTTTGTCTCCCACCTGATTCAGTTGTAGTAGTCATAAAACTTCATTAAGTTATGTTACATAATTATATATAAAAGATTAAATTTTGTCAAGCCCCCCATGTGTTGAGTCCATAATGTCCATAAACTGTACCAATAGTGCCTATAAGCACCGCTTATATTGTTCAATATGATACAAAATAAAAGAGCCTACATATATTCAGGGTAAGTTGTATAAAAACAATGAAAAAACTTTTAGTATTATTAGCAGTTGGTGGCATGGGATCACCTGCATTTGCTGATATCACGCATAGAATGCAGTCATCGGTCTCATTGACCACAAATGCGGCTGCAACACAGGTAGAGAGAATCGGTTCTACCTATAGCGTCTCTGGATCAGGTGTCACAATGGACGTTGGTGGTGGTAACTCTGCTGACAATATGGTTGGTGGCATCGGTAGTCTCTCATCAGGCGTTGGTCAAGGATCAATTGCTACAGCGACTCAGACAAGTGCAGGTGGGGCGTTCAGCTTTAGCCAGTCATTCATTCAAGGTGACGTAATTGAAACTACAGCACCAGCAGTAGGTGCAGTTAGTGACTACTCTAGTCAGGTATCTACTGGTGTAGGTAGTGGAACTGGTACAGGTACTGTAACATCAGCACATGCGGTAACAGCAGTTGGTGGTGGAAGTGGTACTACAACCATAGGACAGTTCGTAACTGAATTGAACATCAACTAGAGATGAAGTATAGGTTACTGCTATGTTCGTTATGTACACTGGGTGCTATAAACCCAGTGATAGCAGTGCCTGTGGTCCCCAATTTTACACAAGGCTCGATGACGAGTCACACGGAAACGACTTCTACGGTGGTGGAGACCATAAATTCGATGGATTATGCCACAGGCTGGACCTATTCGGTAAGTGGCACAGGGGTAGAACTCGAAGAGGGTAGCACCAATGTAGCACCTGATGCGACAACACAACAAACTAATACCATTAATGGTGTGACTTCAACATGGACTGGATTAGACTTATCAACACAAAACAAACCAAACTTCGTGCAGACAACGCCAGGAGCAGCGTTCCAATTCACAGAACACTACAGTGGCCCAGGTCTTCAGACGCACACAATAATACAACGCACCCAAACCGTTACAAGCGTCACAGACACAACCTCAATATTCCAACAATAGCGTTGGCACTATTGACATGTGCACCTGCATATTCACAAACTGACGTAGGTGGTGTATCGGCAACTGCAAACCCGATTGCGAATAGTTCGGGCTCAGTTACCAACCAGGCAATACAGGTTTTACAAGGTCCATATGTAACATCTCAGATGGGAGATGGTATCTCATGTCAAGGTGCTACCTTTAATTTTACGCCATACATCACAGGAAATTTATCACAACAGCATCCTTACGAACCGATCTATCAAGATCCAGTGTACAACAACGTGGACGCAGATGATGACGGTGTACCAGACAATCCTGGCCAAATTCTATACTATGTTCCTACTCGTACAGGTCAGAAGAACAATACCAATGTGTCAGTAGGTATGTCTGCTACATGGTCACGTCCATTAGATAAAGAACAAGTAGAACTATGTAAAACAGCAGCCAAATTGCACAATGAATACCGTGCACAGTTGACTGCTAATAAAAGATTAGATTTTGAGATAGCCAGATTAAAAAATTGCGGGAATTTGATGAAAGAGGGTATAGTATTCCATCCAAAGTCACCATACCATGCTGTATGTGCTGACGTTATGTTAGTCAACCCACCTGGCGTAGTGGGTCAGCATACACATTCTATCGACGTTTCTTCAAAGGTGGTAATCCCTTCTTCTTCCGATAATCATCAGCAACAATCTCAGAACGAGAAGGTTTCACAGTCTTCCTTCCTAGGATTGAATTGGCCTTGGTCAAAGCCTGCTTTATCGCAGGACGAAACACTCGAAGAAGAAGGTCCGCTAAAGGTTTTGCAAGTAGGGCAGATGCACCCGCAACAGTAGCTATCACTGCGGTGGTCGTTGCTACCTGAGCACTTGGTAGGTACTGTTCTACAGGTCCTATATCCTCATACAATATTACACATATACCGTCTCTGAGTTCATATCCAGAGACTTTTTCTTTTTGGTTCTGTGCCACATCACCTATCCTAGGTTGATTAGGTGCAGGACATTCTACTTCTGTCGTGACATTACCTGTATCAGGTGTTGGAGGAGCACCTGGTGGGTCTGGTGGAGGTACAACATCAGGTGGTGGTACTTCTCTTATTATAGTTAACTGCTCTGGTTCATAGTTCATCGCATCATATGATGGAACCTCACCGTCACACAAGGTCATAACCTTAGAGGAATCATCGTCTGGTAAATTCTGTGCGTTCCTATCATCTGGATGTGCTTCAACACAACCAGGAATATTCACTATAGGTCTTCCAATATATTCTGTAATCGTAGGATGACCTGGTGCAACAGGTGTTGGTAAATCATAATTAAAAACGTTAATGTTAGGAATATCTAAACTCCTGACATTAACGTTTTCAATAGTTTGAATTGGTATTGTCATTCCCAATACTCATCTAATACATCTAGGACATTATTTAGAATCATTTGAGCTGCTGCTCTCTCATTATCATTCCAATGTGGGTACCACTGATGCTGATGTAAACCATCTTTCATACGCATAATCTTAGCGAGCATCGCTACCTTGTTCAACCGTCCATTCATGATATTGTCCTGTTCGCTTGATGTTATGTAGGTAGTCTAGCACATGATTTCGGACTTCCATCAGCTCATCAAAACATTTCTGATTGTGTGCACAACCTCTGAGTGAATGATCTGCTTTGTGAACCGACTCAAGAAAGAGACATATTGCTCTTTCTAGTTTCTCATCTCTCGTTTCCTCCCCATCAATAGAGTTCTGATCTTTAGAAGCCACTATTTGATAGGAGGTAAACCTACTGAGGTTGGTGGAACAGGAGTTGCAGGACCTGTTAGGTCTGGAACCATGTTTCCAATCGTATCGCCAAGTGCACCAGAGACTTGCTCCATGACTTGAGACTTGACGCTATCAATAATTTTTCCTCTGTTGGCATATAAAGATATCCCACCAATAACAACGGTAAGAGATACAACACCAGACGATATTGCGATTGCATTGATAATTTTTTGCATTTGATTATGATGTAATTTTAACTGCAGGTACCTCAAGTTTGATAGTCTGAGTAGGTGCTGCTTGAGTTGCTTTTTCTATAAGCATCTCCATATCTTTTTTAGATATGCTTGCTCCTCCACCATTCTCACCATTCTTTTTCTTACCTGCTGTTTGGATTCCGAAAGTAGCTGTCACCCCAGTAAAAACTGAAGCTATAAAAGTTGGATCAATCTTATCTTGTTCCCAACCAGGTATCGTAACGTAATTCAATGTTAAGATTCCTGCCGACCAAACGAGAATTCCCAATCTTACAAAGGTAGATAGGATAACAAGTTGTTCTTCCTTGTCATCAACTGCTTCCTTAAGTTTTTCAAGAGGACCTTTTGGTTTCTCCTCTCCTTTCTTTGGTTCTGCCATGGTAATACTGATATTCAGTATTATATAGCAATCTTATTTTATCACTGTCTCTTTAAGATTGTCAAGTAATGCTTCACGAGCTCCTCTTATTCCATCCCAATCATCATTGAGTGCACAGTCAATGTACTTAGTTATA